ATGCTGAGTACGCCCACCGCGTGGGCGACCGAGATCGAGCAGTGGGAGCAGTGGATGCGAGCACCAGGAAGAGCCGAGTCCACCCGCTACCTAAGGACCTACCACCTGCGCAGACTGGGACACGACCACCCGAACCTCACGCCGCGCACCATCACCTACGACCACCTCATCGTGTGGATGGCCAGGAAAGATTGGAAACCGCAAACCCGCCGCGGGTACCGTTCATCGCTGCGGCAGTTCTTCGCGTGGATGCACGCCACCGGCCGCACCCCGGTGAACGTCGCCTACGAGTTGCCCACCATCTCTGTGCCGCGTTCGTTGCCGAGGCCCGCACCGGATCAGGTGGTGCTCGACGCAGTGGCCCGCTCGGACGCCAGGACACGGCTGATGATCGTGATCCTCACCGAGACCGGCATCAGGCGTGGGGAGCTGGCGAAGATCCACACTACCGACGTCGAGCCCGACCTGACCGGATGGTCGCTGCGAGTGCTGGGCAAAGGCGGCCGGGAACGGGTGGTGCCGCTGTCCGACTCATTGGCCCGCGTGATCCGCCGCATGCCACCCGGCTATCTGTTCCCCGGTCAGATCGGGGGACACCTGTCGCCGGCGCACTGCGGTGTCCTCGTGTCCCGCTCACTAGATGACGGGTGGACGGCACACAAGCTTCGCCACCGCTTCGCCACTTTCGCCTACGACCTGGAACGCGACATCAGGGCGGTACAGGAGCTGCTCGGACATGCGAACATTCAGACCACGACGATTTATACGTTGGTGCCGAAGGGGGCGATGCGCCGTGCTGCCGCTGCCGCGTCGCTCGGGATCGCGGCGTGATCGTTACCCGATCAAAGCGTGCCGGGTGCATGATGCGCACTACCAACGACAACCCAAGGGGAGACCATGACTGATCAGCCTGGACCGCCGCAGGGACCGCAGTGGGGGCCACCCGGACAGCAGCCACCGGGTGGGCAGTACCCGCCGCAGGGCGGCCCGCCTGCGAAGCCACCGAAGAAGCGGAAGAAGTGGCCGTTCATCGTCGGGGGCGTCATCCTGCTGATCATCATCATCTCCATCGCCAGCAACAGCGGCGGCAGCAAGACGGACACGGCGGCGGCAACCTCAACGGCAGCGGCTCCGACGACGACCTCCGCGGCCCCGACTCCGACGACACAGCAGGCCGCAGCGCCAGCACCGACAACCACCGGCTGTACCCTCCCCACCAACAAGCCCGACCTCATCGAGCGGGAGATAACCCCCAACCTTCCGCCGCACGCGCTGCTCATCGGCGCCGTGAACTTCGCCTCTTGCACACTGACGGTCGACTCCTTCGCCGCCACATCACCGACTGGGCCGGGGTACTGCACTCAGATCGCGGCGGCAGCCGACAACGCCGGGTACAACGTCGACGCGCCTGCCACTCGGCCGCTGCGCAACCTCATTGATCAGGTCGGCGGGGCCTGCTGACCTGACCCGAGACCCGGTGACGGGTGAGCACCGGGCGGTGGAGGAGCCGATCGAGCCGGTGGTCGAGGATGAGGACGGGCCGGGGTAGGCGGTAGGTCACGGGGTTGGGGTTGCCCACCCCCACAGACGACGATGCCCCCGCCTGCCGGGGTGGGCAGACGAGGGGCAGGGGCAGGGGAGGGGGGTCAGGCGTTCGCGGTGGCCGCGGAACTTTTGGTGCTGGCCTTGCTGAGCAGCCTGTCGCGCTCGGTGGTGAGCGCCTCGATCTGCGCGCTGGCAGCTTTCGCCATGAGCCGTTGCTGCACGGTGGACTCCCCCAACGCTTGACACGCCTCTTGGTAGGCATCCTCGATGGTCACCTGTTGTGGGCTAGACATAGTAGGGAACCTTCCGTGACACCCCAGCGGCGTCCTTGATTTGGAAGTAACCCTGCGGGGTGGCGGGCAGAGCGACGGCGGTCCCGGCGGCGGCAGTGGTCGGTTGGGTGCCGTTGAACTGTGGTGTTGCCATAAACCGTGTGGTAGCGGTATCAGGGGTTGCCCCAGGGTCATGAATCATGTGGTACTTGTTGTTGGTTAGGTCGAACGTCGCGAGGAAAGCGTTGCCCGCACCGGTCCATATCCGCCACTTTCCGCTGGATGCCGACAAAAAGTTCAAGGATGTCGCGGCCGTGGCCTTCGCGTTGAGATTGAACTGCGCGTCCGCCACTGCGGTGCCGTCACCAATATTGAAGGTTGGCGTCCCGCCGAGGACGTTCACCTGGCCGCTGGCGAAGGTGGCACCACTCGGGGTGACAGCGAAGAACGCCACACCGTTGCCCGCCACATTGAACGCAGAACGAGTACTACCGTTCGCGTTGTTTCCGATGTCCACCAGGACCGACGCGGACAGGTCGAGGTTGCTGTCGCGGGCAGCGGTGAACGCAAACGGGCGGAACTGCGGGCCCGAGCCGTCAGCGCGGATCACCCCGACATACCACTCCATGGTGCGGTTGGTGGCCGTGTCCCAATAGTCGGCCTCGAACCCCATGTAGATGGCGGGCTCGGCAACATCACCACCACCGGCAGCCTTGTCAGCATTCCACCCCAGGAAATACGTCGGATCAGGTTTCGTGGTTTGGAACATGCCCGTGTTGACAAGTTCACGCCACTTGCTGGCAATACGATTCGGGTCGGTGATAGTGCGAATAACAGCAGGGTTGCTTACACCGGTTGCTTTTGTGGTGTCCTTGTACCGTCCATCGAACACGGTGGACGCTTCGGTGACAAGCCGCTTATTCGGTGCCTGGACCATGATGCACTCCTAGACGAGCAGGTAGGGGACACCATCGGTGTCGTAGGCGACGGACGCAGGTCCGGGAGGTCCGGGGACGGTGGAGGCAGGGCCGGGGACTGTGGACGCGGGTCCGGGTGGCCCGACAACGATGGCCACACCCGCGGGTGGTGACGGGACGATGAGGCCGGAAATGTCCAGCACAGGGTCCGCTGTGGTGCCCAGCGGGCCTTTGGGGACGACGATGTAGAACGGGTTGCGCGGCTGCCAGGAACGGATGACCTGATACGCCCACGGCTTCCCACCGAGACCGGCGTCCACGGTGGCCCCGTCGTAGGCGATGAGGTCCACAGTGAACGCACCCCCCGTCACGTTCAGCACCTTCGGCTGCGTGAAAATTGAGGTCTTGGCGGTGCGGGCGATCAACTCAGCCGGTTGCGCGGTGAACGTCAACACCCCGTTGATACCAACGCCGTTGTCGTTGATGTCGGTGCCCACCACACGGCGAACAGGCACTTCGGGGGGCAATGGTGCGGTCATGGGGTGCTCCTAGTGCTCGTGCATCTGTTGGCGGACCTCAGCGGGCATCACGGGCACCGCCGGGTGGTCCGGCAGTTGCGCGCTGATGAAGTCCAGCAGTCGTTCGATGTAGGCGATGGCGGCGTTCAGGGTGCGCCCCGTCCTGTCCATTTTGCGGCCGAGCTCGGCGGTCCTATCTACCAGATCGTCGATCCTTGCACTCTGCGCAGCGATCTTCTTGTCCTGCGCCTCCCCCTGCTTTTGCAGGGTGGTGGTGAACGTTTCCCAGGACTCCACCACGTCACGACGGCGCTGTACGTCGTCGTGGGAGACGACGGCCGCCTGGTCCTCGTCGCGGGTAACCCGGTTGGCGTCGCGTGCCTGTCGCCCGGTGTGTCGGACAGTGAAATAGCCGATGGCTGCCGCTGCAACGGCACCGACCGACCCGAGGACCTCAGTCGCCGACATGCGCTGCCGCCTCTGTTTCGGGGGGAACGAACTTTGGTGTTTCCGGCCACCCCGAGATGGTGTACACGAGGATCGTGACGGTGCCCCACACGACGAACCCCAACCACCCCGCGGGATCACCGTCCGGCGGCCCAGGAACCAGGTTGACCAGCCACGCCCACAGGTAGGACATTGCCCAGACAGTGGGCATCAAGATCAAACCCATGTACCCCCAGTCGTCGCGGCGTCCGGCGACCCGCCACGCGGAGGACAGGGCGAGCAGGGCGGTGCCAATCCACAGGGTGCCCCGCAACCACGACGGCAACATTTGGTGGAACAGTCCCAGGGTATGGCTGCCCCCGGCGTAGGGGTCGGTGACGGTGGAGACGCCGATAAAAAACCAGATGACACCCAAGATCAGCAGCACCCCCCCGCGGCGCCCGAGGCGGGCCGACGGGGTTTTGAGCCACAGCCGGGGATGCTCGGGGAAGTGTAGCTGTATCCGGATCACGGTGTAGCGCTGACTGCGGTCGCTCCCACAGGCTCGGAGACAGGCGGGATCGGGCCGGTGTAGGCGGGCTTGGGCGGCAGGTACGGGCCGTCCGGGTAGGTGCCGGTCGGTGCGGGCTCGGGCTGCGGTACCGGTGCAGGCTCGACAGCCACGGGGGCAGTCGCAGCGGCGGGGGTGTTGACAACCACCGACACCGGCGCAGGCTCGCGGGGAGCGGGCGACGGGATCAGGCCACCGAGGGTGTACGGCCGGTGCAGGTTCGACTTGACGTCAGCAACATCAGCACGAATGCCGGCGGCCAACTCGGTCATCTTCGACACAGCGTCGATACCACCGGGCAGCGACGGTGATTGCACGTCGTGGGCGATGTCCTCCACCAACTGCTCATTTTTGACCCAGAAGGTCAGGAACGCCGTCATGAGCCCGAGGGCGACGTTGAGGGCGACGATCCACTGTGCGGGCAGGAGGTTGTTGAGGTTGTTGACCACGTCGGAACCGACCAGCAGGATCAAGCCGAGGACGGCGACGATGCTCTTGTTGTACTGCGCGAGCTTGGACATCAGGCACCTACCGTGGGGGTCGAGGCAGCCGTCGAGCCTGCCGGGGCGTTGAGTCGGGCGTCGATGGCGTCGAGGCGGGCCACGATCTGCGGCAACATCTGCGCCACTTCCTCGAACCCGGCAGCGTCGGCGTTGCGCCACACATCGCGCGGCGGCATCTGCACTGTGGAGCCGGGCACGCCGGAGGTGATCGGGTCGGTCACCGCGTGCAGGGCGATGAAGCTGGCGGCGTCGGCGTTGCGGATGCAATCCCCGAGTCCCAGGTTCACCGTGGAACCAGGCACCCTCGTGGGTGCCTGTTCGTTGAGGACATCGCGGATGGCTTGGCGGCATTCGTCGGGGGTCACATCTACTCCTTGAGGTGCAGGGTTGGTGAAGCGTTGGGCGCGGGCGGTCAGTTCGTCCCACGGGAAGTTGGGGCCGGGGTCGGTGTGGGAACCCTCATTGGCACCGCGGGTCCAGTCGACATGGCCGATGACACCGGGCTGGTTGTTGCGCACACCATCGGTGCCCACATAGGCGATGGGAATGCCGCGGACGGTGGCACGGTCAGCGAGCCAGGCGGCGGCGTTGTCGAGCATCCCGCAGTCCAACCACTGCTGACGGGACCACGCCGAGAACGAGCCGCCGAAGCAGAAGTGGTCGGCTCGCCCGTTGGCCCCGAGCGCCGCCCACGGGGAGCGGTCGAAGGGAACCACGTCGATCAGCTCGGCGGCGTCACCCACCGTGTTGTAGGAAACACCGCTGGCCGGGTTGTCCAGATACCGGGCCAAGCTGTCAGCGGTACCACCACCCTCCTGTGTGTGGAAACACAGCCAGGTGACGTTGCGGGGCCGGTCGTCGCAGTTGGGGGACCACATGGCGCGGCGTGGTGGCATGGGCACTCCTGGTGCTGGTTGCGGTGGGGCGAGGCGGCAGCGGTCGAGCATCTGCGCCACCGTCAGGTCGGTGAAGTTCGCGTCGCCGGGACCGTTGCCGCCGGGGAACGCGCCCTTGTCGGTGTACTGGTGCACGTCGTAAGGCCAGGACGGCGCTGGACCACGCTGGTCGGTGCCGGAGTACTTCGGGGCCTTGACGATGCGGTTGCCAGTCACAGCCCTTGTCAGCGCCCCGGACAATGATTGAGGCACGTAGATCCAGGCCAGGGTGTTCAGCCGGGGTTCGACCACGGCGCACCAACGGCGCATGAAGTCGGCGGGGTCGGGGACGTTGATGTCGCCCTCGATGTCGAGCATGACCATCTCGTTGGGCGCCAGGTGGCCGAGCAGGTCGCAGAACAGGTTCGCCTGCGCCTCAGGGGATTCCTTGTTGTACGGCTTCTGGTAATAGAGCATCCCGTCGAGAAGCGGTTGCATCGCGGCGCGCTGCTGAACCCATTGGGTGTCCACGAGCATCTGCCCCGTACTGCCCGAGGCGACCCGGTACTCGTACATCAGCCGGGCGCGCTCGTAGGCCGCCGGGTCCGTGACGTAGTGCCACTGGTTGCCGTCGTTGAACTCGGTCACGAAGCCTCCATCGGGGTTGTGATGATCAGTACGAGACGTTCCCGGTGGCGCCGGGGTCGACGCCGATGTCCTCGACAACAAGTTCGATCGGGGCCGTCGCCGTCCCGGATATGCCGACGCTGGTACCACCACCTGTGACGGGCATGAAATAGCTCAACAGAAGGCCCAGCAGGCCGGTAACTGTCGGTGCGTACGACACTGAAATGGCGAGGGTTGCGGGGGAGCCGCCGATCCCCACCTGAACGTCGTCCTGCTTCAGCAGAGCGGAACTAGCAGAGGGTGCGGTGCCATCAGTGGTGTAGGTGACGGCTGCCTGCGCCACCGCCATTGTGGTGGCACCGTTGCTGTACACCAACAGGCTGCTGGTGTACACCCTGTAGAGGCGCCCGGCGGTAACAGGAATATTGGCCAGTGATGCAATCGCCGACGACGAAGCCAGTGTGGTACCGGATGCGAGCGCCGCGGCCGTGATCCGCCGTGCGCGGGCCACCACACCGGCACCAGGCAAGGTCAGTGGAACCCAGTTCGTCGCCCCCGAGAACGTCGCACCGGAAGTATGCGGGGTCTTGTTCAGCCACCGTTGCCCGCTCGCGGTGACCACATCGTTGTAGGCGTAGGCGGTCGTGGCAGCCCACGCACCCCGGTCATTGAGGGTGGTGGCACCACCCGGCCCCGGGTCCCCCTTCAAACCCGGAATACCCTGAATGCCCTGCGGGCCGCGAATGTTGCCGACGACCACCCACGTACCATCCCCCGCTTTGCGGAGAACATCACCGGTGTTGACCACCAACGGGGCAGTAGCACCCGTTCCGGCGTAAATGTACTGATCCATGGGCGCCGCAGCCGCCGGGGACGCCGCCGTGGGAACCGTGGACCCCCCGTACACAGAGAACCCCTGCACACCCTGCGCCACAGGAATGGAAATGGACCCGTTGCCGCCGATGACCTGAATCACCGCATCCCCAGTGGCACGCACATCGGCGAGGTTGTAAAAGTTCAGGGTCAGGTTGGCCAGGTAGGTGGCGATAGGGGCCGGGGCAGTGGGCACAGTGTCTCCTAGGCGGTGATCAGGGATTGCACGTTGGCGACGAGGTCTTGGATCCGGCGCACCACTTTCAACAAGGGAACCTCGGTGGCCTCACCCAACCCGCAGGCAATGGTGGAAGTCAGACCCGTGGACCGGTCGTCTTTGAACACCACCGACTGCACAGGTTCGGTGTGAACCTCGCCCCACAGCTCGGCGGCCACCTGATCCCCCAGCCCGTAATCGACACCGAACGTGCGCCCGGACAGGTTGTCCAACACGGAGAACGTGGCCCGCGTCTTCCCCGACGTGTCGAACAAGCCCTGAATGCCGGCTTGCAGAATGTTCGTCGTGAACGCCTGCGTCCCGGCGGCCACGAACACCTCAGGCAGCCCGTACACCCCGGCAGCAGCTTTCTTCACCGTGTCGACGTACAGGTTGAACGCTAGGAAGTAGTTCGCCAGCAGCCCGCCGATGAACCCGCCGAGCAGGTTCACCAACAGTTGGTTCACCACATCAGGTGACTTACCGCCGCCGATCACGGTGTGCGCGGTTTGTGCGGTGTCCACCACATCAGCACCAAAGCATTCACCGGTGGTGTCGGAGAAAAACACCCCCGGCCTCGAAACCATCGGAACCGTCTGGAACACAATGGTGGGGTTGGTGATCGAGCCGTAACCGGGGATCGGCGGGTCACCTGGCAACCACAGGGTGCACGTGACTGTCCACGCCACGTCCTTCATGGCCTTGGTGACCAGGTCGGAGATGGTCGTCATCCGCGATGCGAGGTTGATGATCGGCGACAGGTCCGGGGAGGGTGGGTTGATGACCACCACCGGAATCCCCAGGCGTTGGGCGTTAGCCCGGATGTAGTGGGCGAGGACCGAGGCCACCGGGCCGATCTGAAAGTCGAACGCCGGGGCCTGCACCAACACGTCCAGGGCCGGGTTTGGCCACGCCTGCATGTGCTTCAAAATTTCCCAGTAATGCACCAGGGTCGCGGTGATGATCGGGTTGTCCACATCACCTTTGATGGAGGTGGACATGACCAGGCCGGGCCAGCGCAGGGTTTGCCGCACACCCACAGCGTTTGGTGGGCCGACCTCAATATCCACGATCACCGGGACCGTGGGACGGGTGCCATCCGAGCGGTGGGGGCGGAGCAACTGGGCCAGCGGGTTGGAGTACGGGACAGCCAGGGTGCCCGTGCCGGCGGCGTTGCGGATGAACTCCACCTGACAGTCGGAGTAGTCCCCCACCTCACCCTGGCCGAGCATCTGGTTGTCGCACACGGTCACCGTCATCCGCGCCTCAGTGTGCTTGACCAGATCGACGCTCACCACGGACCCGCAAACCTCGGCGTGAAGCTCACATCAACCTGCGGCGTACCAGCACCCGCGTAGGTCAGGTACAACGGCCGGGACGGGCCAGGAGGTAACGCAGCCCGCAACGGGCGGGACGTGAGCTGCGGCCACAGATTCACCCTAGTGCCATCAACCAGGGTGGGGCGAGAGGGGTTGGTGTCGTACACCGCGGTCTGCCCCGACACCAAGGTCGGGATGGTGGTCAACCTCGCCGGGTCACAGCCCAGGGTGTAGCTGCCCGGCCCGTACACGGTGAACACCGGTGGGGTGTCCCGGTCGCCGGGGTTACCCACACTCGCAGTGCCCAAGGCGCCGGCACCGGTGAAGCTGGCCTTGATGGGGATGCCCTGATACCACGGCATGTCCGCGATGAAGTCAGCCGAGTAATGCTGCGCCCCTTGCCCGCCGGGGTCAACGGTGTCCAGTTCCGTGGGAGCGCCCATCATCCGCACCTGCAACGTCCGGTAACCGCCGATATCGGAGATCACCGTCAGCCACGAAACGTTCTCCGTGGACATCGACTGCTCAACAGCCCGGTCCAGGGCACGCCAATCACCCTGCACGAATCCCTGCGTGCTCACACCGCCCACATCGCCCACGAAGTACGGCAACACCACCGTCCGTGGGTCCCACCGGGTGCCGCGGTGCACCTGCCCGTCCTGCCGCGCCGAGACGGACGCCAGGTTTTTGAACGTGGGCAGCTTCAAACCCTTCACACCCTGCTGAGCCAACATCCCCTGCTCACCGGTCAGCAGGTTCCACGACGACCCGTCCACACCCACCCACCACAGTTGGGTTTGCATCAGAACGCCGCCGCCAACCGGGCAGCCTCGTTACGGGCCAACCGGTTGGTTTCGGCCTCGTTGGTGATGTTGACGACCGACCCGGCGTCGAAGTGCATGCCGGCAGTGACCTTCGAACCCCCGCCACCGGTGTTGAGGTTGGCGCGCAACACCTCCCACTGCGAGGAGGAAAACACCGGCTCCGGCTTCGTGGAGAAGTTCGCACCCACATCGCCGGGTTTCATCCAGCCGCCATCATCGAATCCGGCGACCATCGCACGGGCATCACCGATGCGGCCGTTGTAGGCTTCGGGGAACGCCGAAACCTGCACCCTCTGCGCTGCAGCACCAGGGGCCATCGACCGCCAGTCGAAATCGCCCAGCTTGTTGAAGAACAAATCCGCGGAAGCGTGCGCATTCATCCGTTCTGCCAGGGTTCCCCACCCTGCTTGGCGTTGTTGGAACAGGCCAACCGAGTCGTGGTCAGAACCCACGGCATCGTGCGGGAAGGCCAGTGACTCTGGGACGCCAGCGTTGGCGTACATGCGGAGATTGGACTCGACCAAGGCGGTAGCCAAGCCGATGACCGCGCCATCCTTGCCGAACCCGTGTTCGGTGGCGGACCGGAAGATTTCGTGCGCGTAGGCGTCGGCGTTACCACCGAGAGGACCCAGGGACGCCGAGCCTCCACCACTGCTAGCGGCGTCCTTCGCATCGGCTTTGCCGGTGATGAAGTCGCGGATCTTGCTCTCAGTCTTGTCGAACATGGCCTTCGGTAGACCTTTGATCGCGGGTGGCGGCGAACCGAACGAGCCGATAGCGGCACTGACCGGCTTCATCGCCAGGTCGAACAGGTTGCCCACCTGATCCCGCAGGAAGTGGGTCACCGCCCCCGCGGCGCTGGAAATGTTGCTGCCGATGGTGCCCAGCAGGTTGCCCGAGTTCAAGTGTGGGTCGCGGTCGTTGCCCCAGTGCACGTGGTTGGCGTGCTGCGACCATACGGGCTCACCCCAGTACGACGGCGGCACAGCATGCCCGCCCGCGATGCTGCCATTGGGGTTGTGGATCAGTTGAGTGGAATTGGAGTAGTTGCTACCGATCCATGCCGCCACCTCTGCCAACTGCCCGGGGTTGTCACCGGGGGCACCGACGTCCAGAGCTTGGCCCTTACCGTGCATACCAGGGTCGCCGGGCCGGTAGTCGCTAGTGTCCACTGCCCACGGGAACTGCTTACGGACGATTTCAAACATTGCCGGCCAGGTGACCCCACCATCGGCGAAGCTCGCGATCCCACCATCGACGAACGCCGACAGCGTGCCGGAGCGGGCGGCGCGGTTCATCTCCGCGACAGCCCCCGGCCCCCCCATGGCTCGGGTCCATTCCGGACGCATGATGGCCTCACCGCCGGACAACTCCAAACGCCCGCCAGTGGGAGACACGAACTGGTGCACGTCCTGCCCCGGTGTGTACCCAGGCATGACACCACCATCAGCGAACTTCACTAGGTCCATGTGCGGGGCCTTCGGCAGGCCAACCAAACCCGCCACATCATCCCACGCCTTGAACAAACCGTTATTCAGGACGGTGTCGATCACGAAGTTGATCGGCGTCGCCACAAGGGCTTTCATTTTGTCCCAGATGACGCCGATGGCGGTGACCACGGTGTCGAACGTGGACCCGACGTCGTGGACCCCGGTCTTCAGTGCCTCGAACGCCGGTTTGATGACGTTGTCGTAGGAGCCTCGGATAATGCTGCCGATCGCATCGAATACTGGCTTGACCACGTCGTCGTACAGGACATGCAGCGCATTCTCCAGGTCTGCGATCACGGCCTTGATGAGATCAATCACTGGCAGAACCACGTTGTCGTGCAGCCAGTGGAAGGACGTGGAGATGCCGTCGAAAACGGGCTTTATGACCTGCTCGTGCAGGAAGTGGGTGGCCTCACCCCATCCGGCAAGAGCGGCGTTGATCAGATCAACTACTACCCTGATTGAGGTGTCGTGCAGCCAGTGGAAGGTGTCCGAGATCGCGTTGAACACGGGCACAATCACGTTGTCGTGAATCCAGGTGGTTGTTGTTGCCCAGCCTCGGATGGCGTCGTTGATCAGGTCGGTGACAACCTTGACGCTGGTGTCGTACAGATAGTGAAACGCGCCCGCGATGGCATCGAACACGGGCTTGATCACGTTGTCATGCAACCAGGTAACTGTTGTTGCCCAGCCTCGGATCGCATCATTTATCAAGTCGGTCACGATCTTGACGGACGTGTCGTAAACCCAGTGCCACGCTGCGCCGATAGCGTCCATGACAGGCTTGACCACGCTGTCGTACAACCAGTGCACGGCAGCGCCCCACGCGTTGATCGCGTCATTGATGAAACCGATCACGGGCTTGATAACGGCGTCATGCAGCCAGTGGAACAAGTCACCTATCCAGTTGAGGACGGGATGGATCGCGTCATCCCAAAGTGCGTGCACAGTCGCCATGAACACGCGGAACTGCACCAGGACCACGGTCCCGACAACGGCGAAGATGATCCTACCGACCATCTCGAAAGCGTTGCCGATCCACTCGAAAGTGGGCTTGATTACTTCATTCCAGGCAGTGGAGATTGCAGAGGTGAAAGAATGCCAGGTATTAACCAACTGGCTGACAGTAATGGTTGTGGCATTCTTTAGAACGGTCCAGTAACCGGACAAAGTGTCCGTGAAGGAATGCCAGGAGCCGACAATGGCGCCGACGACTGTTTTGGTTGCGTCGAGCAGTGCATTCCACGCTGACTGCAGCTCATGCCACAGGGAGACCCCCGCATCTTTGACCGAGTTGAACGCGTCCTTGGTCCAGTCGAAGGCGGCGACCAGGGCGTGCCAGGTGTTCACCCCAGCGGTTTCCACCCAACGGAATGCCAATTTCATGGCTTCCCACACGTCGTTGACGACGTTGCGGAAGCCTTCGAAGTGGGTGTAGGCGTAGATGACCCCGGCCACGAGTGCACTGATCGCGACGATAACAATGCCGATCGGGTTGGCATCGAGGGCCACGTTCCACAACCACTGCCCAGCAGCAGCGAGTTTGGTGGCGACCGTGCCCGCGGTGATGGTGCCGTTGAAGACGCCCATTACGACACCCCATGCGACCGTGATCGCTTGTCCTGCGATCATCGCCGCCCGCCATGCCACAAAAGCGCCCACGGCGATACCAACCCACTTGGCGACCTCACCGATCATCCGCGAGTGCTCACCCAACCAGTGCCCGGCGTCCATGAGGAACTTCAAAAGCTCCGTAGCCGCTGGCAGTAGCTTCTGCCCGAGTTCGATCACCCATGACCTGATGCTGTCAACGACTTTGGCCACCTGTAGGTTGAAGTTTTTTAGTACCTCGTCCCAGCCCTTGATGTTTCCGTCCGACTGCGCGGTGGCCCCGGCGATGTCCTTGATGGCGGCGTTCGCGGCCCCGGCATGCTCACCGGTAACTTGCAGGGCCACAGCCATGCCGTCTGTGGTGCCCGTAGCCCGCTTTAACGCCTCCATGTAGGTCTGTGTGTCGTTGCCCCCGGATTTGAGGGCAGCGGAGAACCCTGTGGCGTTCTTGTACTGGGTCAGCCACGACTTCGCCTGCCCCTGCATGGCGGCATCAAGGTGCCCAGTGCCCGTGGTGAACTGTCGGGAGGTGATGGTGCCGTTCACCAGTTGGTCGGCGACTTTGCGGACTTCCGGGGCCATCGCCTGATACATCTTGGTCGCGTCGTTACCGGCCAGCTTCGACTGGTTCAGTGTGGAGAGCAATGTGGTCCCGGCGGGACCCATTTTCGACAAGATCGCCTCAGAGACCTCTTGCAAGGTCCCCGCAACACCGGTTTTGCCGAGGTTCTTCGACAGTTCCACCGAGTTGAGGCCCAGAGCGGCCATTTCCTTGATCACCGGCTGCGTCGGCGCAGAGAGCCCCTTGATGGTGGAACCGAGGTTCTGCGCCGCCTGATCCGCGCTCATACCGGAAGCGGTCATCGACGCCAACGTGCCCGCAGCATCGGCCAGGGAGATGCCAGCGGCGGCAGCGACGGGGGTCACGGAGTGCATGGCGCCGGTCAGCTCATCGAACGTGGTCTTACCGTGCGACACCGCCGTCACCAACTGTGAAGTGACCTTCGCGGCGTCCGTCGCGGGCAAGTTGTAGTCGTGGAGGGCGGTGGTCACCGCGTCGGTGACGTGCCCCAGGTCGGCCTGTTCCTGCACCGAGCCCTCAGCGGCCGCCTTCATCACCAGCAACCCGTCGGCACCGTGGAACCCCGCGGACTCCACGGTGTACATGCCCTTGGCCAGGTCCTGCGCCGAAACCCCGACCTCCCCCGCCATGTTCAGCAGGCCGTCGCCGACCAGTTTCAAGTTGCCGGTGGACTCACCTGCAGTTGTCGCCAGCTTGGTGAGGGACTGCTGGTAGTTGCCGGCCTGATGCAGGGCGTCGCCGCCGAGGATCGCCGACACCGCAGTGGTGCCGACCGCCAACTTACCGAGGCTGCCGACCAAACCCAACGCTTTGGAACTGCCCGCCGCAGATGACTCCCCGGCTCGGGCGTTCGACGTCGCCAGGGCATCGTTGCGGGCGATCAACTCTGTCTTGGCGCGGCCCTCGTTGGACTCGGCCAACACCAAACGCTCAGAGGCGGTGACCTCGCCGCGCTTGGCTGCCTCTACCCGCGCCTCAGCCGCCACCACTGCCGAGGAGTCGGCGGCGTATTTGGTGCGAGCCTCCGCTAGTTTCGTCTCCGCGATCCGCACCCGATCGGCTGCGGCCAGCTCCTTGTCCCGTGCCGCGGAGATAGCCACCGAAGACTGTTCCACCGCGGCTTGGGCTGCACGAACCTGCGACTGAACCGCCGCTGTGGTCGCCGACGTCCCCGAGGTGACGGAGCGGGTGAACGCCGTGGAGAACGTCCGCCCCGCCTCCGTACCACCCTGCTCAGCGGGGGCCACCACATCACGGGTCATGGCCGCGCTCATCCCCATGACACGGGGAATGATTTCAACGAACACGGAGCCGACTGACATGGGGTCAACTCCTCACTGTGGTGTTGTTCCGCCGATGGACGCCATCAACGACTGATGCTTCGATCTCTGCGCTTCCAGGCGGGTTGCTTCCCGCTTGTCCGCGCCCGGTCGCTGCATGCGTTCCGGGTTCGCGGTCTGACCATTGGCGTTAGCGAAGTCACCCCGGTAGTAGGTGAACAAGTCCTGCACGTTCGCCAGCAGGTGGTGCATGGTGGTCCACGGGTCGTCCCGCATCGCCGCCTTGGTGGCGGACTCCTCCGGGAAGTGGCGAACAACGACCAGCAGCTCGCGTGAGGACATTTCGCCGAGGTACCAGTCGCCGATGTCGCGGTGATGAAACCGAGACAGGTCCGATTCGATTTCCGTGCAGTAGCGGACGAGCAGGTCCACTACCTCGGCAAGTTTGGGGCGTTCTTCACCCGGTCCATCATGAGGCCGTAGACGAGCGCCACATCGTTGGACCGGCCGCCGGAGGCAATGAACTGCTGGTGCTCTTCCTCGCCGAGCACCGCCCGCGCCAGGGAGATGGACGAGCTGTCACCCTTCTCGTTCAGCTCGTCCAGCAGGGCTTGCACTTCATCGGAATTACAGAGCGGGTGCGGGACCAAGAACCTCCCCCCGTCCGTGGTGCGGAGGGTGACACCAGCTTGACCACCGACCTTGTCGATGGCCTGCGCCCGCATGTCGTCAATGTCCATCTCCGCGGAGAGCGGAGGAAGAAACTTGGTCATGGTGATGCCTTTCGTCGGATTATCGGATGGGCGTCGGAGTGGGGGGGTGAAGGCTCGGCGGCGCGGCGTCCGACAACACCGCGCCGCCGAGGATCAGGGTCAGGTGATCGCGGTCACCGAGTTGGACGCCGCGGAAGCCTGCGACACCCTGCCCGTGGAGTCGGTGGCGGTCACCGTGAAGCTGTAGGAGGTGCCCACGGTCAGACCGGACACCACAGCGGTCGGGGCCGTGGCGGTACCACCGAACGCGACGGTGGCACCAGATGCGGCAGGGACGATCCCCACCGAGTACGTGTACGGTGCGGTGCCGTTGATGGGGGGGTTGAACGTCAAGTTCGCTTTCGCGCCGGTGACAGCGGTGGCAACCACCGAGGCCACAGCGATCAACCCGGACAGCAGACGCCAACCGGGGCCGTCCGTCCACGTGAACTCCGCGAACCCCGCCACCTGGTCATACAACGGTTCGAACAGGAGCTTCGTCGCCTGCTCTGCCTTCGCCTGATACGCCTTCACGTCAGGCTTGGTCAGCACGCAGCGCGGGTACAGGGTCACCTGGTAGCAGTCGGCGCCGAGCTGGTTGTCCACCGCGATGTGCAGCATGGAACGCAACGCCAGCCTGGGGGTGCGGGACTTCTTCAGCCCGTACCCGGCGGCACCGACCTGCTGCAACTGGGAGAACGGCACCGATTCACGCAAGGCCTGCACCACCGGGCGCAGCGACTCGATGCAGGTGAACGTGGACTCCGCGGTGTCCTGGGTGACGTCCTTGCGGACCGTGGAACGGGTCTGCCACGCCGCGGTGTCGGCCACCGCGTACTTCGGGGTGAAAACCACCCCGTTCTCATCGAGCAGCCCCGTCTCCAAGAAGCCCTGGGCAGTGAGTAGGTCCGATGACAGCAACCCGGTTGCCGAGTCGAACGGCGACCAGTTGGCGAACGGGTTCTGCAGGGAGTAGTCCTTGACGATCACGTCGCCGTACAGACCCTTGAACACGAGCTGCGGGTTGGGGACAAACAGGCTGTCCCAAGTTGCTCCGGCCATGATGTGTTGCTCCTTTTCAGATGGGGGAAGCGTTGAATCGGGAATGGACGGCATAGGACGCGATGTGGCGTTCCATGTTTTCGTCCTGGTAGTTGGACCAGAACGGGCCGTTGATCGTTTCGCAGTGGTCGATCAGCACCCCACCCACCACGGTGTGGCGCAGGTGATGCATTTTCTGGTCAATTCGCCGAGCAATATCACTCGACGTCTGCCGGTCCGCGGCGAAGGTTTCGACGTACATCACTGGCCGGTCGGTGATGTAGTCGTCCCCACCTGTGACACGGGAGACGCGGACGAACGGCAGGCTCGGCTGGTTCGACATTTCCACCGACACATCGGTGACACCGGGCACAGACGACAGGAAAGTGACCAGCACGGCCTCAACATCGGCGAACGCCATCACTCCCCGCCAATGGCCCGGTGCAGGACGTGCTGGGCGGTGTTGTGTTTGCTGCCGTACTCGATCCAGTGGGCTTTGTAGTCGTGCGCGGTGACACGACCCTTCATGCGCCGTTTACCTTGCACCACGGATGCTTCGATGGAGTCCCGGTAGTCACCGGGTTTGTCCACGTAGCCGCCTTTGAGGGTGTGTTCCTTCGCGCCCACAGGGGCTGTCGCCTTCGCGCGTTCGGCAACCTTGTTGGCTTCTTCGAGGAGGTGTGCGTGCAGCTCCGGGTCGGTTTGCAGGTACACCTCCATCCCGAGGGGGTCGGGAATGAATTGGGCAGCCATCAGCGACCCTCTCTGATAGGAGTTACGCTTCCTGAGCCTTTAGCCGGTGGCCTTACGGAGCAGGATGACGAGGTGGTCCGGTTTCCCGCGACGATCCGGCTGAACCTGCGGATCACCGAACACCTGATATGTGACCCCGTAAGCCACCACCTGGCTTGTGGCCGTCAAAGTCAGGGCTTGCGGGGACGGTGGGGCCAGCAGCCGCCACATGGTCTGTGTCAGGTCCATGTCGCCGGTCTGCTCAGTGGTGGTGAGCGGCTGAAACGAGCACCCCGTGATGGGGAGCTGCGGGGACTTCACCTCGACCGGAATGCCCTTGGAGCCCTTGGCGCCCGCGGTAATAGTGATCCCGTACACCGTTTCGTGACCGAGCCTCACGAGTCACCCGCGTACGGGATCGACGTAATCGGCCACTCCGAACTAACCGCACCGTCCTGACCGATCCGCAGCAACCACGAGTCGTAGGAGGAGTTCGAACTGGTGGCGGCACCAAGGTTGCCGAACGGGCGCGGCGCCAAACTCGGATGCAGCTTCATCGAACCCACACGAGACCGCTTCGAACGGTACGGGGCCAACGATTCCAAATCGCCAGGGGTGACTTGCAGCTCGCCGCGAACAGCGATCTCCCCGCGGATCGCCCATATCGCTGTCACCGTCCCCGCTGTTTCCTGCACCACCCCATCAACGTTGACCAAAAGGCGTTTCACCATGGTCGCAACGACGGTGGCCACAAGCACCGGGTCCAAACCCCCCAGATCGGTGGGGTCCAACGCGAACCGGGCCATCCGCGCCTTGATGTAGGGGGACTTCTGCTGCAGCATCGCAGCGGCCTTGACCAGCAGGTTGAAGACTTGCCCCTGCTCATCCGCTGAGAGTGGTCGCCAAATGTCGGCTACGTCGTTCGGTACAGCACCGAAAGCATCAACCACGACGACCCCTCTCAGCCATGCGGCTTACTTGGCCGGCTTGTCGGGTGCGGTTTCCTTCACCTCGGGTTTGTCGGGGTAGTCACCGTCCGGGTACGGGTGCTTCCCGTCCTCGAAGCAGTGGGCGCCCATCTGCTCGGCGGCCCACTGCGGCACCGGGTCCTTGTCGTCCGGGCCGAAGGTTTCCGACTCGCCCTTGTCGTTGTAGACGTGGACGTAGGTGATCAGGTTTGCCATAGCGCAGTACCTCCTCCCACCGCCAGAAACTCCAGCGGCGTCTTGGTTTGCTTGCGGAAATTGCAGTCCCGACAAGCGGGGATGACGTTGAGCCGGGTGTGAGACCCGCCGCGACTGATCGGCTGCATATGTTCCTGTTGCAGCGGCCTGTCGGTCCGGAGGCAGTACGCGCAGGAGTGGTTGAACTCCGCCAGCACTTCAAGCCACTCGCTGGTAGTGAAGTCGTTGACGGGGGCACCCTTCTTGCGCGCCTTGTAGCGCGCGGTACCTGCACGCGACCGTTCAGGGTTTGCCTTGCGGTACGCCGCACGCTGGTCTGCCGTCTGAACGAGAATTTCCTCGCGGTTCCGCAGGTACCAACGCTTGTTAGCTGCGCGCGCCAGGTCTCGTTTTCTAGCAGAGACCTGGCGCGCCTCCAGCACGATTCGACTTTGACAGGGCCTGCAGGTAGACCTGACCCCGAACTTTCCGAGCTTGTCTGGCGAGAACTCCACAGTCGGCTTGTCCTCTTGACACCTAGTGCAGCACTTGGTGTTTGCGTCCACTAGAGGACTGAGGCAACGAATGATAAATTGGGGTTGGCGAGACCCGGTAGTACGAGGGCCGCGCCCTTCGTCCACAAACTGATGGGGTCCTCTTCGGAGTAGACACCGGACACGATCCCGGCCTCATCCCCTTCGAGTCCCCACCGCGGGTCCAAGGCTTCCGCTGTGGTGCCCCAGAACGTGGCACCGAACATGGTGTCCTCGGGGGCGTCGATCGCCACCGGCTCCGGGAGCAACACCACCTTGTTGTCCGGGATCACCCGCTGAGCAACACCGTTCACGTTGACCTGCGCCTGGTACAAAGTGACCTGCGGCAAACCCTGTGCGGCGAACACGTTGTTCAACTGGTCCTGGTTGATGATGGACGACTGACCACCACCCACGTACAGCGCTTGCCCGCCGAACACCTGGTTGCGGATGCTTTGGTTGCGGAGCAGGTTGTTCCAGATGCGCCGGGACACGATCATCGCTGCGGGGTTCAGCCCGTTCGTGGCGAGGTAGGTGTCCCGCCATGACATGATGTCGTTCAACGGGTCCGACGTCGCAGACGACCACAGGTTGGCTGCGGTGACGGTGTGCGCGGGGTTGCGGCCGAAGTCGATGAACTGGCCGAGACCGTTTTCCGCGATCGTCACTGAACCGTTGACCAACGCATCACCACGGGCCAGTTCGACGCGGGCCGCGATGTTGCGGGTGACCCGCTCGGCGTCGTTGAACAACTGTTCAACGATTTTCTGGTCGGTGACCTTCCGCATGCGCAGGCGGTCGTACTCACCGCAACGCTGCTTCTCCGACATTGGAGGCAGCTCGCCGCGCATCACGCTGAGCTGCTGGTGCCGGCCGATGGGCGACTCAGCGTCGAACGACCGGAACGACGCGGCGTCGGCCAGGCCGGTGCCACCGGACAGCAACCGGTAGTCGAGGTCGTCAATCATCTTGTTGGGCAACCACTGCGCCAGCGAGAACTGGTTGACTGCGTAGTCCTCCAGCGCGTTGCGCACGTACCCTGTCAGCTCGGCGGGGTAGATGTAATCCTCATTCAAAAGCATGAGCTAGTCCCGCCTTTCAGACGTAGATGATGTGGTTGTTGGTGCCCTGCGCGGTTGCGCTGGGCGCGATCGGGAGACGCGCGAGACGCACCCGGCCGTGGTCGAGCAAGGCTGCACCGACAGTGCCGCTCGCCGAGTTGCGAGGAACCTGCACGGCCGTGAACAAGAACCCGGCGAGGGCCTGTGTGCCATCGGTGGCGGCGTCAGTGACGGGGCCGTAGTTGCCGGTGGCGGTGTTCTTACCCAACGGGAGACCGCTGGGGAAGTAGCCGTTCGGGTAGTGGGTGGAGGCGGTGAACGACGACATCTGCAATGTGATCGTTCGAGCCGAGGAAGTGCCGTGTGCGGAGCCGAGCCACGACTGATCGTCGCGGCCCTCCACGACACGCTGAATGGAGAGGTCCATCAGGTGCCCCTTTCAGGTGGGCTAGGCGGGTGAGCGGTGGGGATGCCGCTGCGCGTACCGGTCCCGGCCTGACGCCACGGAGGGGCTTGCGGAGCTGTTCCGCTGGCCTTGACCCCGAGAAGAGGGGCCTACAGCAGGCGGCTTACCTGTTCCCATGACGGGAGCGATGCCGTTGACATATGTGGTCACCTTGGCGGTGTCCACGTCCCCGGAATCGGTGAGGAAGTGATCGGCATTGAGGGGTTCGAGGATCGCTCTCACACGTTCCTCATCGAGACGACCCGCGGCGGCAGCCAGGAAGTGGGCTTCCACAAGTCGGGGCCCGGCGGCGCGCATCGCCTCGGAGCGCCCTTCGGCTTTGGCTGCGGCAACGGCGCGTTCCTGCTCGGTGGCGTTCGCTGCCACCAGGTCGTCGCGTTCCTTGGCTTTGGTTTTCAGGTCGTCGTAGTCCGAGCGGGCGCGCACAGTGTTCTCGTGCTTGCGGGACTGCGCTTTCCAATACGCCACCTGCTCCTCGACGGTCATATCGCTGACCGAAGTATCGGCAGGGTAGCCCCGCTTCTCGCTGGCCGACTTGGCGTCCGCTGCGGCCTTCTCGGCTGCCGCAGTATCAGCAGCAGCCTTGTCGGCCGCAGCCTGGGCCTGCGCCGCCGCGTCGTCCGAGTCGTCGCCGCCGAGGATCGGCCACACCGGATTACCACCGACGATGCCGAGAGCGCGGAGGCCGGTGCGCGGGTGAATGGGCAACAGTCCGTATGCGTTCATGCGTCTCGCTCCCATCCGAATCGTGTGTACGTTTTGCCGTCGAACATGACTTCTTCGCGCGCCCACATGCCTGGGACCATGTACGGCGATTCGGCACCCTCGGACACCTCTCCCAGCGACGGGCCTTCCACTCTGACAATCACCTGCGGGGGGTCAAACCTGCCCTGCACAGCCGTGACAGTCAGATCGTCGGGCAGGTCGAGTAGGCCAGCAATGTCACTGGTGTTCATTCGGATGAGCGCAGATCGGCGCTGGGGCAGTGCGGTTTTGGCCATGACGGCGGGTCTCCCTTGTCGGGGCTAATGGAGAGTGCTGTGCCCATGACGGGCGAACCCACAGACGATGCAGTGGGCAGTATTGGGCGGACTACGCCGCTGGCAGAGCCGGATCCTCGGCAGGTGCCGGTGAACCCGTAGTCGTGGAAGACACGTACGGGGCCGGTTTCGGTGGACCGTACTTCTGCGCCAACTCCAGATCAGCAACCCGCTGCACCTGGGCCGCATCAATCTGTGAAGGAGTTTGCTGCCACACGATCCGCTGAATCTGCTCCCACGTCAGCGAACTCAAGGCCTGCGACGCCGCGGACCCCTGCTCCGACAGTGAATACCGCTCCGTGGGCAACCAGTCCACACTGATCTGCGACACATCGGCGCGGGTCTCATCGCCCATGAACTTGAACGCCAGCGACAGCACCCGCGCCAGGGAACTGTCAGCCCCGCGCAGGAACTCATCCACATCAGAGACGAGCCCCTCACGCTGAAGGGACGCGCCCTCCGCGGTCTGGGTGGCCGCGTCCGGGGTGAACATCGACAGCGGGGTCTGCGTGACCGCCGCGAGCTGCAGGATCGCGTCCTTGATGGCCTGCAAAATGCCCATCAAGTCCACCTGCCCGGACTCCCAAATGGTGGCGCCCGCGGGCAACTTCCACAGGGCGCCGGGGTCGGCGGCGAAAATGTCGTTGTAGTCGATCAGGTTGCCGTCGTCGTCCCGCTCCGGCATGTCGTCGGCGCTCTGAATCTCAATGGCCCGCTGCCGGAACGCTTGCAACGTGGCGATGACGATGAGCTGCAGGTGCAGGTGGTTGATCCGGTCCAACAGGTCGGTGTGCAACTCGTACCGACCTGATCCCTCGTCGTAGTTGAACGGGACCACCGGAATGTCCCGAACCTCGTAGCGTTCCGAGAATATCCCGTCGTCAACGTCCGGAACACCGCCGTCGTCGTCACCGTCGTCAACAGGGTCACCCTCGAACGGGCGCATCTCGAACGAACTGGCCGAGAACGACACCGGGGTCGGTTCCATCATCGCCAACAGTCCACGATTACGGACCTGCGACTGACTGGACACCTTCCGCTCCCGCGTCGCCACCCACTTCTCACCCGGCAACCACAAGATCGCGATGTCGAGTTGAGCCTGGTCGTCGTGGTACAACTTGAACGCCGCCACCACCCGGCGAGGGCGCATCGGGTCCATCGAACACACCACTTGCCGCGGGTCCTCCGCGGTGATCACCGCATTCACCGAATCAACCTCCGGGTCCGGTGAACCCACCGACATGAACGAGCGACCGAACTTGAACGCCGTCCGTGTCACATCGGAGAAATGCACCTGGGCGTCGTTGGCGCGCAACAACTGCCACGCCACCTGATCACCGTTCTCGTCGTGATCCGCGGCTGTGGCGACCGAACGGATGCCGCACCGCGACGACGGCGCTTTGATGATCAGCTTCGCGAAGTTAGTTCGGGAAGTCTGCTGAAACCGGTAAAACCGGGCCTTCGAGTCCTCCGAACCCCACGCCAACGGCGGCCGACCCGAGTAATAGTCCTCCAGCAACTTGAACCGGCGCTGCTCCGCCTGCAGTTGGTTCCACAGCGTCTTCATCCAAAAACCGGGGGTACCGGGGACCGTCGTATCGATCACGTGAGCCCCCTTCCAGGTCAACGGATACGCGATGGAATGACTTTTCTGCTCTGCGCACCAACACCGGCAGCCAAAGCGTCCAAACGGGCCTGCCAGGCGAGGACCGCGGCCACAGCAGCATCAATCTTCAGTGGCGAGTCAGGATTGGCCTTGGCGATTTGGGTGCCGGCGGTGGACACCCGGCGGCGCGCGTTCAGGATGTGGCGGGTCAAAGCACTGGAACCGTCGTGGCTCATCTCGTTGTCCACCACAGCCGAGTAGAACTGCTCCAACGCCCGCACCGTCTGCAAAGCACGACCGCCGACCATCCACCACTCGATCGGATGGTTGCGGGTTGACTTCACCTTCAGCCGCGAACCGTACTTCGCCTCCCACGAGGCAATGTAGGACTCCCACTTGGCGGGGTCGGCGTAGAAACCCACCACGTTGTACTTCGCGAATGCCCCATGCACCTCAGCGTCAACCTCTGTGGTGGGCACTTCCCAGTCGTCGGTGTTGTCGGGCTGCTCCCACACCCGAACCTGGAAGACGTGCCCGTCCGAAACGCGGCACCCGACCAGCGCGGTGGCATCAGTGACCCCGAACGCACGATGCCGGGACCCGTCGAAACCCAACACCACCGGATCGCGGTCACCGACCACCTTGATGGTGTCCGGTTCATCCCGGAGCGGCCCGCAGGCAGCCCACTCCGGCGCGGAAAGCCACGAATCGGAGGCGTGGGTGATCTCGTTGAGGTAGTACCGGCGGGCGTCCTGCGGATCGGTTCCGAGGTCGGTGATTTCAGCCATCAACCGGTTGATGCTCACCCACGGGGAGTCCCTGTACAACTCCTCCAACCCGGAGCGCAGTGACACAACGTCCGCGAGGTTCGGCACCGACACCGAAGGGTGCCAACGAAGCACCCCACCCTCTTTCCCGAGCGCCTCAACCCTCGTGGGGTCATCGAGGGCTTCCCGAACCTTGGTGGCGTACTCGAAAGTCATCTGAGCGACCGAGCCCACACCGGGAACCCACGTGTTCGTGGTCTCGATCGACCTGCCGCCCATCTTCGCCAAGTTCCGGCGGATCGTCGCCGCCAACCGAACCCCACCATTGGCCCGGTTCCACAAATGCGACTCGTCCAGAATTGCTGCCGTGGACCGCTGACCCTCACGCGACGGGGCCGAAGCGGTCACCGGCTGCAGAAACCCGTTGCGGGTGCGTATCCGGGTCACCCCAAGGTCCAAACCAGGCACCGAATCGGCGGCGCGGCCTTCCCGCAGCATGGACAACGCCAAAGCCATTGTGTTCTCGGTCTGGTCAGAGCTGACCGCAGCCAACTGCACCCACGGCGACGGGTGCGGGCGCCCAACAGGGTCGCCAGCGGCTGTCCAACCGTCGAAATGCACCGGCCCCGCCAACTCACAACACGACACCGCCGCCGCGACCGGCGACTTACCGGCACCCTTCGGCAGAACGATCTGCCCTCGACGCCACAACCACCTGCCCTGGGCGTCGATGGCGTACCACCAGCACAAGAACCGGGCCTGCGAGTCCCGCCACGCCCACGGCTCGCCCGTAAGGTCGCCATCGGGCTGAGCGAGCTCCGTCTCCGACCACGCCAACACGTCCAACCCCAACGTGGGGATCCCAACGTCCTGCGGCCAACCCTCCGGAAGACCGTCATCCGCGTACCGCAGATGCGGCGTCAACTGACCCGTGGGCGTTCCCACCGGGCCCGCGCCGCCTTCCGGGCCTGCTCCGACACCCGCTCATCCTTCTGCTTCGCCGTCGCGTTCGTGTCCGGCAACTTCAACGCCTTCAGCAACGCCGACAACACCGTCCGATGCTGGCGCACCTCCGACACCAACGGCGAAGCCACCAACTGGCCCTGCGAACCCTTCACCATCAGCGGCTCATCGCGCAGCTCAACTTCGAGTCGCTCAACGATGTCCGCCTCACGGCAAGCATCGGCCAACACCCGCACCTCATCCGGGCGCAAGTCGTAGCTGGAGGTGATCTCAGACCACAACCGCAAGCCCTCATCGGCAAGCTGAGCGGGAATCCTTGCTGTAGTGGCCACAACTACCTCCCATGGCGGGAACGGGTGCCCATGACGGGCTGGGGACGGTGCAAAAGCCCACGAAACCGCTCGCACGGGCGAAGCGGCCAAACTGAGCGGTGTCCGCCGGGTGGGTGGTGGGGGTGCCCCCCCTACCCCTTTATATATTATAACTATAATGGCGGGCAGTTAATATAGTTATAATAGCAACACCCGGTCGGGATATATATTAATAATTGCTAGGCGGGTACCCTTGCTATATATTAATAGCAATTTGCTAACCGGAAGTGCGGTTATTATATAATAACTATTGCTCGCCGGTCAGGACCCTATTTATTACATATATTGCAGCAATACCTAATCGCCAACCATTATATATATTATTGCTAAACGCCTCAGTTCGGCTCAACCATTATATATATTGTATTGCTAAACGTCTCGGTTCAGCTCAAACCGGGATGCTGCTCAACCGGGTGTCGTGCGCCTGCGTGCCAGCGTGTGGCGCCTGTGGCTGCTTCCTGTTGTGACTTCTCACGGTGACAGACGGTGCATGCTCCGCGGTGGTTGTCCATGTGGTCGGTGCCGCCCTGTGACAGTGGGGTCACGTGGTCGTCCTCGGTGCTGGTGGTGGTGCAGTGTGGGCCGGCGATGTAGCAGGTTGGGTAGCGGCGCAGCACTGCCGCGCGTTGCTTGCGTGAAGCACGGGTGCTGCCGCGGCCCCATCGTGAGGTTGGTTGTGGGTTCACAGTCCACCTCATATCAGTCGGTGCCGTGAGTGTCCTCGGCGGCTTTGCGTGCGATGATCTGCTGCTCAATCTCCGCGAACGTTGGCTTGCCCGGCTTGCCCTTGCCTGGTTTGAGGTTGGCACCGCAGCCCATGCAGTGCACCCGCTTCGGGGCGGCGATCCCGGCGGTGATCTTGCCTTTGACGGACCGCTTCATGGCGAACGAGGTGCCGTTGCAGTTGGGGCAGTGCACCGATCCGTCTTGGTCCACTCGGGTTGCTTTCATCGCAGCAGTCTAAGAGGGCGGCGTGACAGTTGCCCAGTGGACGTGGTCGTGAGCCACCGCCAAGTACTCAGCCCAGAGCGGCCCTTCTACGTCCGATCCTGGGCAGTACTTCGATGGCAGACCGTGCGGCACTAGATTCCCGCACCGGCAGGTGTACGACAGCCATCCCAGCGCCTGCGCCAGACCCAGAGCCGGAATCGGCTGGCGTGTCATCGCAGCAGCCTAAACGCCGCACGAGTGACCCGCCTGCGGACGATGCGCCTGGCGTAAACGTTGGGGCCACGCTTCGCGGCCTGCCCGTCTCCGATGGTCCGTTGGGTCTTGTAGAGCGCCCGGCGGAACTGGTTCAGTGTCATGCCGATAGCATGACACCCGTAGCATGCCAACGTGGTAACATGGTGGCATGGCAACTACACCAACACCAGACACGCCAGCCACCCTGGACGCATTGAAGAAGCTCACCGGTCTCGCGGCAGTACAAGGAGCAACGGCCTACATCGCCAACGGCGAAGCAAAGGTACGCGAAGCCCGCCAGTTCCGAGACACCGCGATCGCCACGCTCGCCGACCGGATTGGCTTGGCCAAGGCGGCCGAGCAGTCCGGCCTGTCGATCAGCACAGTTCGCATCGCGCGAGGTCGGGCATGAGCGCGCAATCCTTATTATATATTGCAGGCAGGCGCGATGGGTCCACACAAATATATATTCAGTAGTCCACGCCGTACGACCAGCGGTTGAGGTGCATCACCAGGCAGGACAACATCGCCCCACCCTTCGCCAGCTCGCTGATGTTCACGTAACACACCTCGAACCCCATCTTCGCGGCGATGTCCTCCAGCTCGCGGTTCTTCTTCACCTCAAGCTGGTAATCCTCGGTGCCGCGTTTCAAGTCGTGAATGTTGGAGTGGTTCACGATCACGTTGTGCACGCGCACCGAGTTGCAGATACCCGAGTACGCCGCGTCCTCGGACACGTCGATGACCTCGGTTTCCTCATCCAACGCCCCGAGTTCGTCGTCCTCGAACATGTCGCAGCACACCATCGTCTGCGTGGCGGTCAGCGGGAAGACAGAGCAATCGAGGTGGTACAGGTACTCATCCTGTAGCTGTACAGGCAGGATGAGGGCGTCGGTCTGCTCGGCGATCCAGTCCAGTGCGACCCGGCTGCTGCGCTGCCCGTAGCCACCGACGTACACGTTGTCATGCAGGTGTTTGAGGTCCGCTTCGCCCTCGAACTTGGCGGCAGGTTCCAGCACGTCAAGGTTCATCGACTGCAGAAACGGTTTGCCCACCGCGGCCTCACCGACCCGTTCGGTGGCGGTGAAGTTGCTGAGCACCACCTGCCCCGTGTGTTCCATGGTCACCCCGAGGTTCGCGGTGAACACCAAGTCCTGCAAACCAAGGGCTTCGGTTGGTGTCGGCAATATATATACCAACGAGTCCGCAGCGAGGGTTCCGTACAAGTCGCCCCACTGGGCGCCGGCCTTCTCAAGGTCCAGTGTCAGCTCGTCGCCCTTTGCCTCACGCATCCACACATTGTTGGGTGCGTCGATCGCGAAGCTGAACGGGTAGTTCATCAGAAACGTGGGATGCGGGAGCTGCGTCGGATCGGTGGCGAGCACTAAACTGCCTCTCTGAGACGTTTGACCTTCACGAGGGGGTCTTGTCCAGCTTCCACGTGTTGCCCCACCTCGAAGCAGGTGGACAGCTCCAAGTGCTCGGTGATCGGCACGACCAGCTCCACCTGCGACCCGTAGCGGATGGCGCCGAAACGGTCCCCTTGGCCGACGCTCTCGTTCTGCACCAAGTTGAACTGGGTTATGCAGTCCACGTCGTAGTCCGCGATCTGCACCACATAATAATATAACTGCAGGTCAGCGGCGGCGATGCGGCTCACGACCCGCTCGTTCTTGTGCAAATATTGATTATATTCGGCGCCGGGGACGCGCAGCGCGTTCAGCAGGTGCCGTTCCGCGGCCAACATCGGTTTATTGATGGTGGTCAGTGTCGGCGCCTCACGCCACGTCAACGTGCCCCCGTAGGGGATGCGTTGCGTGTGCACGTCGTAGAACGTGAGGAAGATGCCGATGACCAGTGCTCGACCCTCGAAATGGGGGTCGGCGAGCACGTCACGAACCGTGTAGTCCCGGCCCTTGATGTCTAAAACTGGGTCGGTGGGCTCAACCTCCACTTGGTAGAGGATCACCCCGTCCGCGGGGGCGAACATCATCGTGGAGTCCACGTAGGTGGGGCGCACCGGGTCGCGGAGGAAGTGGTGAGACGCCAACCAAGCGGGGTCGGCTTCGCGGAACGGGTCCACTTCCTCGCGAACCCACTCGGCCAGTTCCTTCACTTGCCGTACTTGGCTTTCCAGGCGGGTGAGCCGAACTTGGGTGCAGCACCCGATGCTGTCTTCGCGGTGGACGTTTTGTTCGCCTTCAGCCGCTTGTCGGCCGGAGTTCCCTTGCTGGGCTTTCCCATCTGTGTTCACTCCCATGTGGTCGTCGATGAACTCGGATCGGACGCCTCAGGCTGGGGTGGCGCCGGTTGCCGGGGGAGTCAGCCCGCTGGGTGTGGTCGCTGCCGGGGCGGCGTCGGCCGGGGCGGCTGGTGGTGCGGCTTCAGCCGGTGCTGCGGCAGATGGTGCGCCAGGTGCGGGGATGCTGTCCCCGGTGGCGGGTCCGCTGGCCTGGCCTGCAGGTGCGGGTGCCGCAGGTGCCGCAGATGCAGGCGACTGGGGCGGTGCCGCTGGCACATCGCCACGAACGCGCTTCACTACGGCATCGAGGCCAGACAGGTCGAGCTGCGCCGCCGCAGGCTGCGCTTTGAGTGAGGCTACCTCGGCTTCGATGGCCGCGATTCCATCGGTGAGTGCGGTGACGTCGGTGTTGAGGTTCTCCTGGGAAGTCATAATCGAGTCCAATCTGTGGGTGTTGAGCACGGTTTCGTTCAGCAGCAACAGAAGTAGTAGGCGGTCGGGGTGCATGGTCATGCCGCCGTGTCGATGTTCAGGTGGGCGGCGATCTTGCGCAGCAACGCCAGTGATGCTTGGTCAGCGGTGAGGTCGTCGCGTTGCATCTCATCGGCACGCTGGTTTTGCCGACGCGCCGCCAACAAGATCAACGGTGCGGCATAGGCGGCTTGGGTGGAGAACGCCAGGTTCAGCAGGATGAATGGATATTCGTCCCAGTGGGCGACGATGCCAACGAGGTTGAGGATGATCCACCCGACGATGAGCACGGTCTGTCCGGCGAGGAACGCCCACGATCCCATGACGCGCACTGCGCGGTCGGCGGCACGTTCACCGGTGGTGAGTTGTTCGCCGGTGCGGACGTGGGGGTGTCGGGTCCAGTCGACTCTGCGGATCATCGGCGGTAGTCCGGGTGCTGCGCGGGGTCGCCTTCGATGGTGACGTCGCCATCGATTAGCACATCGAGGCGCAGGCGACGGAAGGCCGTCCCAGTGTCAGTTCCCTGGGTCTCGGTTTCCACGCTGATGTTGTCGCCAACGAACCACGGGAAGTCTTTGCCGCCGATGGTGATCCCATAATCACGGAGGTTGAGCACCGCAGACTTGGCAAGCTCAGCCATCATTGCTCCTTGCGTGTGTAGCGGCCGGTGGTGGGGTCGCGGTGGGTGTGCCGGGTGGGTGGTGGGGGTGCCGTGTCGGCCCCGGCAGCCGCCGACTTCAGCACGGCCATGGCGTCCGAGCCGTGCATCCCCGATGCCCTCACCTCGTGCATAGCCGTCGCGAGGTCAGCGGGCGGCAGGGGATGGTGTGCGGCCACTGTGGGCGCCACAGTGGTGTAGTGCTTGCCGTGTTTGGGGGTGCCGCGGTAAACCCACCACACAGCCCACAGCAGGAACACCCCGCCAGCGAGGCCCACGATGATCGTCACAGTGCCCCCTTGCTGATTCGAATCCGTCTTTCGAGCAGGAAGTTCAGGCTGTCCGTCATCACTTGCACCCTGGTCAACGCCATCTGCTCGGCGACAGGTTCGTCGTGGGATTCGGCGGCGACCTGGCGGGACACCTCACGGGAGTACCGGGTCCACGCCAGCTTTTGGTCGATGGTGGCGAGGAGGAACTCGCGGGACTGCACACCGGCCACGACCTGCAGGCTCATGCCGTGACCCACTTGCCGTCAGTGATGAAGCCGTGAGTGCCGCAAGCCCCACACAGCAGGGACGGGCTGATCGTCAGCGGATCAGCCGAGACCAACGTCCACACGGGCGCGTCGCTACGTCCCAGAGTGTCCCAGCGTGACGGCCGGTCCACCGGGATGTGCTGCATCGACACCCCACCGCAGGCTCCAGTGCAGGGATGTGTCCACGCCACGCCCGGTCCCCAACGGTTATCTTCCTCGTCGGGGTCGTAGGTGAACGTCGGGGTCGTCATGCTGTCACCATCCTGTGCAGCTCGGCGCACCACTCACCCCAACCGTCCCACGCCGCCATAAACTCGGTGCGTGGGGTGATCCGACCAGCAGCGGCCTGCAACATCGCCCACTCCGCGAACTGTGTGGCTTCGACACGTGAGCAGCGGGTATTGGTCATGGCCCAGGAGATGCAATGCCCATGGAACTTGCTCGACACGGCCATCACGTCAGTCACCGCGGTGCAACGTGCCGGGTAGGCCGCAGTCGGTGCACATGCTGAACACGCCGAGCGGGCTCAACCCGTCCATGCTCATAATCAACAGGTCGGTCTCGATCCGGGCGGGCTTGAGACAAGACGAGCACCAGAGGCCGTGCCGGGCGTCGCCGCAGGGCTGGGCGTACAACGTGATGGTGTCGGACGTGATGGCCATCAGTCCTCCAGGTACTCGCACGGATCATGGCGCCAACCGATGGTGGTAGACCGCTCAGCGACAATGATCATCGCCGTTACCCCCGCAGCAACGACCATCACCGAACCGATGACACCCCAGCACAGGGCGGCAACCAGGTCATGCGTCATGGGATACCTCACCGCGGATCGTCCAACACGGGTGCACGTTGCGAATCAAGTCGAGGACAGCGGCTGCGTCACGATCCTCACGATGGCGGCCGGACGGATCGAACCGCTGGTGGCAGATGGCATCGGCGGCTTGCTCCACTGTGGGGAGGTGCACCAGGGTCCAGCCCTGCGCCTCCAACTCGGCCAACAGTTGCACGGCGTAGGTGTCGTCCCGGCGCAACAGCAGCGCAACGGCGAGGGCTTCGACAGCATCGGGCATGGTCAGCGACCTTGGTCGAGAAGGTTACGAAAGTGTTTGACACTACGAGCAGGTACGGGGTAGTGTTATATACATGACGACGACGGTGAAGGCCACGGCACTGGGGGAACTCGACATCCTCGCTGACGGGGCGATCGTCCTGAACACCTCGCACCAGCTCAACTGGTTCTACGCGCAGGTGGCCACACGTCAAGGCCGCGTCACTCGGCGCCGCTACAGGCACGACCAACTCGTGAAAGTGCAGGTATAGACCATGGACGAATATGGAATCTTCAACGACGAGGGCCTCATCGAGGGCGACTTCTGGACGATGCGACAGGCCGAAGGCGCACTGAGTGACTACCGCGAGACTGCCCGAGCTGAGGACCAGGAAGCTTGGGACGAAAGCGCGTACGCCGCGAAGATTTGCAGCGAGCACCCAGAGCAAGCCTACGAATACTGCGAAGAGTGCCTAGGCGAGGACTCGGAGAGCGCCTGATGCCCCGCACAGGCCCACGACGACCGCTCGTCGCCCTCAAGCTCAGTGAAGCAGGCCGCGACCACATCGACGCACTGGCCGCTCAGCGGGGCGTGAACCGCTCAGAGATGATCCGGGTCATGCTCGCCTACGCATCCGCGAAGATGCCGTCAGGGTGGACGCCGAAGGGTTGAGCACGGGCGCCAGGAATCGAACCTGACTCGAACCGGCTTTGGAGACCGCCCGCATCCCAGATGCGCCCATATGCGCGGAGCCGGGCCACCCACCGTCCGGAGGGCTCCTGACTCCACTTCCACAGCCTCGTTGGCTGTGACGTTGTTCCCGGCAGGGATCAGGGCGTCCCCTAAACGATCCCTGCCGCGCTTGGTGCCCCCACAGTTGGGTTGACCGTCCGCAATGAAGAGTGGAGACGTGCCGCAACAGCGGGGGCGGTCCCCGGACAGTGGCGGGGACGAAAGAGTACGGCTGGCTGGAGAGTCACTGCTGCCGTAGGCCCACCATACATCAGAAATTACATCGGTGTGGTTTCACGCCACGCCGGGTACGTTGCAGTCCAATGATCTGCTGGTAGAAGCGATCCGACTCTTCCTGCACGTCGAGGATGACCCCCCTCGCCGACCAGTACCGAACCTTGGCTGTGCCTCGAACGCATTACCTGGTCACAGGCTCGCAGCCAAGTACCGCGGCCAAGTGTTCGTAGAGTTGTGGACCCCACTCCGCGTGGCATACGAGGCACACGCAGCCCTTGACGGTCATCGACAGGGCAGCCAGCCGAACCACATCGCCGCCGGAGTCTTTGCGGTAAGTGAACCGGGTTTCACACTGAGGACAGGGGGCGCATAGCTCCATCTTCCGTTGCTCTTCGCCGTCGATCAGGGTGGTGCCGTTGCGCACCCAACGGCGAATGGTGTCGGCGTGGTCCTGGACGAGGGGCACATCCTGGGGCCGCCAGGTGAGGGCGGTCAATGCGTCCAGTTGTTCGGTGACGGTGAGGTCAGCCCGGAGTTGGTAGGTATGCACCCACACGTCGATCGTGGCGTGCACATCGTTGAGCCAGATCAACCCGTCCACCCACAGTGGGGGCATCGAACGGGCGGTGCTGCCCAACTGTGTGCCCTGCCCACCCGGTAAAGCTGCGACCATCTCCGTGTACACACTGTCCCGGTACACAGCCCGAATCGTGGTGCCGGTGGGTGTGTCCACGGTGATCGTCCCATGCCGAACACCAATGAGGTCTTGCACAGCATCATCGAGTTGTTCCCGGACCCCGGACAACCGTTCGCGGGTGTCGGTGGTGGTGCGCTCAGGATGGGTCATACGCCCTCCGCAATTCCCGACGAAAACCGGACACATCAGGGGTCAGCGTGAGGATCACATGGTCGTCGTGCACCTCCAGGGGATGGTCGTACTTCGCCTCCCGTTGCCGTGCTCGACGTTCCCGCCGGACAGCACGACGCTGCACCCGCAACTGGTCGGAATGCATGCGGCGCCGGGCGGCCAGGGCGCAACGAGACGGCGCCTGCGGGTCCGGGAGGCCAAAAAACGTGCGCCTTATTGACTCCCACGCCCGACTTACCTCAGCAGTGATGCCGCGGAACGCTGAAATGAGTGGCTCCATGTCCTGCCGCACATCTTGCCAACTCCCGAACGTGAATCCAGTCGCCACCAGCGGGCCTTCGCTATCGGAGCCAGGGCAGCCGCCCTTGCGCAAGCCGTGCCACATGCCACCGCAGCGGCAGCGGGAATACCCCGTCTCCGCCTCACCGCCCGCCATCTGCTCATCGACCAGGGCGTCGATGTCGTCAATGACACGCTGCGCGGCGGTCACGGGGCCTCCTCGTCCTCGAACACAACAACCTCACCGATACGTCCGCAGCGGCAGCAGCGCACCAGAAATGGGACGCTGCTGCCCCACTCCATGATGTCCGCCAACCAGTGCCCGTCCGGGGAGGTGCACGGCTCCGGTGGTGGTACCCGCTCCCACCTCACGCTGTGGCCACGTTTGGCTGCCAGCTCCGGACTAAACGATGGTTCCGCGTCACTCATCAGGCGAGCCGTCCAACAGCGGCACGATCGCTTGCGAGCAGTGCGGCGTGCACAGCCTGCGCGGCCATCTTCCCGGGCGTCATCTTCGCGTTCTCGTTGATGAGGATGCGTACGGACGTTTCGTCGCCGAAGAGGACGCGGAATCTTCCGAACCTCACGCTGCCACCACCTCCCACTCACGGCAGGTCAGAGTCCACGTGGATTCACGTCGGCTTCCGGCCCGGGCCAGGATGGCTTCATCACCGATCGCCGTGATCCGAATGGTGGTCGGCCCGTACCCCTCATCCCCAACTAGCACAGTGCCCACAGTCCACCCGTTGAGGTGGCAGGTTTCCGCGTCGGTGCTGCCCCGCTTCACACTGCCTCCACCTCTCGAATGCTCAGTTCTATGCGGGGGTCGGCGCGGTCCACAACCACCGAGCACCCAGACCGGGTGACGTACCGGTGATCATCACCGGGGAGCACATCGGCCAGGACCAGCGCGTCTAAACACGCTTTCAGCATCGGCGCTGCGCTATCTGAGTCGCGGATGCGGGCGTCTTTGGCGTACCAGGTGAGGAACACCTCCACGGGGGCCTGTACGGCTATCTGAGCGGCCTTCGCACGCCAGTACACGTCGGTTTCGACCTCCACCTTGGCCTTGCGCACCACAGTCCAGTGGGCTCGCCTCTGACCGTTGCTTGTGAGCGGCGGCGTGGCGAATCCCAAGCGGATCGTGTGGGTGCTCACCGCTTCACCGCGCCGTTGATCCCGTTGAGAAACGGCTCAACCTTCTCGCCGTCGATCCACACCTGAATGGACTTGCCTTTGGGGCTGAACGCGACCTGCACATCCCGGTCGCGGTGCTTAATGATCACGACGGTGCTGCCCCTGTACTCGCACAAGGAGAGTTTCGGATCGTCGCTCACGTCGCCACCATCCCCGTCAGGGACTCAGCCCAGTCGAGCACGAGGTCGCCTTCACCGTCCGCCACGTACTGCTGCACGCCCTCGGGCTCGGAGTCGCCCTCGTACCACATCCTCGGCTGCTGCTCGCACCGTTCCCCTGCGGCCTCAGCGTCACCGTGAGTGGCACGGAGACGGGCGATCGTGTAGTTGGCGGCACTGAGTTTGTTGAGCGCTTGGACGAGCTCTTCCTGCTCCCCCTCGAACCGCTCGTTGTCGCGGAGCGTGGCGGCCAACTCGGCTTGCAAGTTGCAGATCGTGGCCCACGCTTTTTGGTGCATGATCTGCTCTTGCCGCCAAGCAGATCCGACCTCCTCCATCTCGGCCAACGCCTCGTCCTGCTCATCGCGCATGGCGTCCAGTGCGACCGCAAGGCTCTTCGACTCATCGCACACAAGCCGGAACTGCTCCTTGTAGCGCGCAACGTCCGCTAGCGCTTCGTCCCGCTCGGCCCGTAGGGACTCCACCGTCTCAGGTGGATCAAGAATGTCGATGTGTTGATCCATGGCAACCCGCGCTTCGTTGAACCGGCGTTCATGGAGCCATTCTCTCGCCCACCGTGCGGCGCGGACCTGCTCAGCAGGGGACAAGTCGTCACTCATGCGCACCGTCCGGGCGAGGGTCGGCGAGGCCTCCAGTGTGGTCGCGGCACCAACGTGCCCACGCTGTGGCGGTGTCCGCCTCCGTGCACGAATCCGCCGGCAAAGGTGGACCCCACACCGTTTCCGTGACCTGCGTCGGGTTCGGCACCAGGGTGGCCAGTCGCAGGGCCAGCTCGTCGGCGGTCATGCGACACCTACTGCCAGCAGTTCGAGCAGGTCAGTCGGCTCAGCATCGGCAATCGATAGGGGTAGCGCCTCGTCGTGCAGGCGTCCCTCATCGGCGAGCAGTGCTGCCCGTTCGGCCATCCACCGGCCCCAATCCGCCGTCTCACCAGCGGCATGCAGGCGACAGCGCAGCCGGTGCTCGGCCAACCGCTCGCGAAGCTCGGCAGGAATGCTGGCGGCGATGCGCTTCACCTGTGTCCACGGCAACAGCTCGCGGGGGTCTTCCTGGCCCAGTTCGATGCCCTTGGCTCTCGTCTGCATCCAGCACCGGGCGCCTCCGACCATGTAGCCCGTCGCGCCGTAGAAGCTGCCCTTCGCGGCGGAAATGCCGGCCTCGGGGTCAATGAGGATGTCAGTGAGCATCCACCCGCCGTAGGGGCGGAGGATCTGCTGGGCGCGACGGTCGGTGAGGCTCATCGTGGACCGGTCAGTGTTGCGGCGTCCGCCAACCCCACACGAGCGAACCGCACAGCGCGGGTGAACGGGATGCGGGTGCCGTCCAAACCCCGGCGCATCCGCATGGCCAAGATGTAGGCGGTCATCGCTTCATGCCTTGGTTTCGGTCCTCGATGGGATCAGTAACGACAGCCACCTCGGTGTCAACAGGTCGATTCAGATGCTCTTCGCAACTCCCGTAGAAGAGTTGCCCCTTCGGCGATGTGCGGTGAATAGCATGCCCAGTAGCTCTACCCCGGCCGCATCCCGGATGGTTGCAGTCGTACCTGCTGGTACTCATGGTGTCGCCTCGCTGGCGTCGGCGGCGGCCAGGAGAGCAGCAGCGAGGGAACGCGCCTCAGAGGGGCCAAGGTGCAGGTCATCGGTGCCGGTGATGGTCGTAAACTCCGCGGTCACCAGCCAAGATCCAGGATTCGCCGCTACCTCAAAGGTGTCCGGTGGGAACATGCGGTGCTGGTACACCTGCACAACGGTCATTGCTGCACCTCACTGGCGTCAGCGGCGGCGAGTAGAGCAACAGCAAGGGAACGAGCCTCGTCGCAGTCAAGGACGAAATCGATGTACTCGACTGCCGTGGCGGACGGGTTCACGCCGGAAACGTTCACAACGCTGTCCCCGATGCGAGCGAGGCAGTCTAAGGTGGTGGATTCGAAGTTCTGTTCGGCGCTCATGGCTTTACCGTCCCATCCAGACACTCGTTGATACGCTGAGCGATCAGGCGCGCTTCACGCCTACCGCCAAGGTTCACCAGCACACCGCTCATCCCCGCTTTGGGTATGAACACCTCGATGGTGTCGTCCTCCCCGCAGCGGACGTAGGAGCCAGTCAGCTCGCGTTTGGTCGCCCAGATGGCCGGTGTTCGCCGGGCGATCACGACCCCACCACCGCACTGATGCCCTGCCACACGATCCGGCCCACCACCAACGACACCAACACTGCGGCGGTGTCCAGTAGCACCCACACAGCCACCTTGTGCAGCGGGGACATCTCGGGTTCGGGTACATCGGCCCATGCTTGCCAGTTCAGGGGGAGGTGTTGCTGGGCGTCGGCTTTGAGCAGGCGGCGAAACTCCTTCGCGTCATGGACGGTGAAGGCCAGCTCCTCGGAGGTGAACGTCCGACCGGAGCGGGCCTCACGGGCCAGGTTCTCCAGGGTGGCGTCGTCGAAATCGTCGTAGGCGTTCATTGGACACCGCCGACGTACCGCACGTACAACTTGCCTTGACGGGCCGTGGCGTCAAATTCGCCCCCAGGGAAAGATCCGTGAATACCTTTCCTAATCTGGAAGCCAGTCGAGTGTGCACTGCCCCTGGCTTGCGGCTTCGGCCACTCCCCCCACTTACCGGGGTTGGCCCGCAAGGCGTCGGCGAACTGGCGCAACAAAATGTCAACTCGGTCGGTGTACGACGAAGCGGGCAATTCGTCAATCAGGGTGAACGGGTTGTCACTCATGCCGGCACCCCGAGCGCGCCGTCGTTGAACCGGGCCACCACGCTCGGGTCCACACCCGTCAAACGCAGCAAGGCTGGGTCCACCCCAACCTCCACCACCGTGCCAGCAACCAACGGTTCCCCGGTGGCGTACTCGATGACCGCGGGAAGGTGAGCGGCGCACGACAGTCCCGACTCGTCAAAGTCGATGTCGTCGGGATGATCGGAGTCGCCGGGCAACACCACAACCCGGTACTCGACGTAGGCGACAACGGGGTCGGAACAGTCGTTCTGCCAGGCGCACTGCGCGGTGCCCCAGGGGGTGCGGTCCAGGTACCAGCGGGTGTCCGGGGTGCCCCACAAAGCGGGCCAGTCCAACACGGTGAGGGTGCTCATGCCGACACCTTCGCAGGGTCGATGAGGTCTGCGTACAGCGCCACGGCGTCGTCCCAGGACTCCGCGATCAGCCCCGCGCACTTCTCCTGATAGATCGGCTTGACCTTGGCGCACACCGCGTCATAGGTGGTGCTCCACGGGTCATCGACAACGGCATCGGCAGCGACAACAGCATCGACAGCGGCAGCGACATCGGCAGCGACAACAGCATCGACAACGACAACGGCAGCGACAACGGCATCGACAACGGCAGCGACAGCGACAACGGCAGCGACAACGACAGCGACAACAGCATCGGCAGCGGCATCGACATCGACAACGGCAGCGACAACGGCAGCGACAACAGCATCGACATCGGCATCGGCAGCGACAACAGCATCGGCAGCGGCATCGACATCGACAACGGCAGCGACAACGGCAGCGACAACGGCAGCGACAACGGCAGCGGCATCGGCATCGGCAGCGACAACGGCATCGGCAGCGACAGCGACAGCGGCAGCGACAGCGACAACGGCAGCGACAACGGCATCGACAACGGCATCGGCAGCGACAACAGCATCGACATCGACAACGGCAGCGACAACGGCAGCGACAACAGCATCGACATCGGCATCGGCAGCGACAACGGCATCGGCAGCGGCATCGGCAGCGACAACGGCATCGGCATCGGCAGCGGCATCGACAACGGCAGCGGCAGCCTGGTCCTTCAGCGCCTCCCGTACCGCGGCCCGGATCGTCTCGTAGCGGTTCCGCCGCAGCTCGTACATTTCGTCGGCCACGGTGCGCAACCGCTTGGCGTGCGGGCGGTACGTGTCGGCGTCAGTGATCGGGGGCAGCGCCCGCAGTGTTGCGGCCTGCTCGTGCCGGTCGAGCTTGTCGAGGTACTTCGGGAGCAAGTACCGGACGGAGCGGTCGACGGCCAGCCAACGGCGGGCGTCGTCTTGGCCGTCCCCGGCGGTGCCCACGACGAGCGGGATGAACCGTTTCAGGTCTTGGCGTTGGGTGTCGGTGGCTCGGTCGTTGAGGCGGATACCGACGTTGGCGAGCAGCGGGGACACACACTTCGGGTGGTCGGTGTGCTGCTCCCTGGCGAACAGTGCCACAGCCTCAAGCAAACACACACCCGCTTCGGGGTCTCGGTGCGAGCCGTGCTCCAGGTGCAGGGCGTCCAAATCCAACGTCGAGGCGGGGCTCGGGGTGTACACGAGGCGGGGGGAAGTGGTCACGGTGTGTGTCCTCTCGGGGGTTGTGGTGCTCCGGGGTAGCGGTTGCACCCGCTGGTAGAGACTCTACGCGCTGAACGGATAGTCACGCAATAGATGACTACCGCGTGTCGTCTGCGACTAGCCGATGCGCGCCTGATGCCCACGCCACGGCAGGGTCAAGGTGCCGGTGCGGCCCGTGCGATTCTTAGCGACGATGACGTCCACCAACCCTGTCGGCTTGTCATCGACCAGTTCGTGATGCAGCAGCAGCACCACGTCGGCGTCCTGCTCGATGGCCCCCGACTCGCGCAGCTCGGCCAAGGTCGGTTTGCGGTTCTCCCGCGCACTGCCACGGTTCAGTTGGCAGGCGACAACGACCACGCACTCCAACTCGCGGGACAGCAGCTTCAGCGACCGCGACAGATGCGCCACTTGCTGCTCACGGGTACGCGAGCGGTCGGAGGCTTCGAGCAGTTGCAGATAGTCCACCACCAGCACCGATAGCCCCTTGGTTCGCTTGTGGGTGCGGGCGGTGGCCGCGATGTACTCCACGGTGACGTTCGGCTTGTCCACCAGCGACAGGGGCATGCCACGGGTCGAGTTGTAGTACTCCCTGGCTCGCAAGTCGGTGTCGCTGGACAGAGATTCTCTGACGAACTCGGAATACTCGCTCCGCGCCCCCGCGGCCATGACCCGGCCGGCGATCTCCCGCCAACCCATCTCCACTGAGAACAGCAACGCCGGGTGACCCGACTCAGCGGCCGACGCGGCCACGTTCAACCCGAGGATGGACTTACCCGCCCCAGGACGCCCCGCAACGACGTAGGAGCGGCCTGAGCGCATCCCGCCGCCGAGCATGTCGTTGACGGTCTGCCACGGGGTCGGCACAAGTGCGCCGTCGTCCTCGGTGCCGTAGGAATCCCACCACTGATCGGACACCTGATCCCAGGACATGACCTCCGGCGCCGATCGGGCACCGTCAAGGCTCGCGATCTCGCGTGCGGCCATCTCGTACGCCTCGGAGTACCCGGCCGCCGTGGTGGCCGCGTGCTGAATGCGGTCACCGGCCTGCACCAGCCGCCGCAGCCCAGCGTTTTCCAACACGCCAGCGATGGCATCAGGAACTTTGGCGGCCTGCACTGGGTGTCCGCCTGTGGCGTCCAGGCGGGACCGTGCCGCCGGGGTGTCCTTCTCGGCCAGCAGAGCGCGGGTGGAGATCCGATCACCACGCGTCGTGATGATCCGCCCAGCCCGCCACAGTTCGCCGTAGTGCGGGTCGTAGAAGTCCTCCGGTGCGACCCGTTCGAGTGCGTCGGCCAGGAACAGGCGCCCAGACGGGGCAGTGAGCAGGCAGGCCAAGGTGAACTCGTCGGCCGCAGAGTGAAGGTACTGCTCGGCGGCGCTCAAGCCACTGCCTTCGCGATGGTGGCGATGATCTGCTCTGCGTGTTCGGTGATCCAGTCACGGCGGTGTTTGAGGTGGAACTCTCGCGCCTGCTCCCCGGTCGTGATCGCGTCAGGCAGGTCCGGGACGTTGTAGCTGAGCTTTGTGCGTTCCTCGATGGCCTTGACGGTGCCAGCGGTCCACTGCGCCTTGAGCCAGTCACGAGCAGCATCTGGTGTTGGCCCCGAGGGTTTGGGCGTGTCCTTACCGGGGATCGGGTCATCGTCCCAGCGTTCTTGGTTGAGCCAGGTGGTCGGCATCGCCGTGTAGGCGTCCTGCCGGTTCGGGTCGGCGCGGTATCGCACTGCGGCTTCGAGCAGCAGCGAGTGCCCGACGATCTTGGACGCCTTGGCGTAGGCGGTTCGGGCGCTGCCCTTGCCTGCCTTGCGGGGGTATGCCGACCACCAGTGGTCGAAGTGGTTTGCGGTGACCTGCTCCGGCTCGCGTGCGCGTCTAACTAACAAGGACGGTTCAAGGGATGGTTTGTAGGACACAGTTGTCACCCCGCTCGTACACCCAGTGTCACCCCGGACAATCTGACACCCCGCGCGGCCTGACAATTTGTCACCCTGCTGACCTGCAGGTTCTTGATCCTTCGTGCTGCGGCCTGACAATTTGTCACCCCGTGAAACGGCGTCATTCGCGAGAGGTAAAACGTCCTCGACAGCTTGATGCTCGGCGCGCACTTCCATCGCCAAGTCCCACACAACGGGACGTCTGTCGATGCGCAGATGAGCAACAGAACGCTGGTCTCCGCGACGAATCGCCCCTGCGTTCTCCATGCTCACCAGGTGCCGCCGGACTGTTCGCGTCGAGCACCGAGCCCGGTCGGCGATCCAGTTCGCTGACGGCCACGCCCCGGTGCCATCATCGGCTGCGCGGTCGGCCAATGCGATCAGGATTATCACCTGCGTCGGGTCTGTGACCGGCGCGTGTTCGAGCGCCCACGTCATGCTGCGGAGGCTCACCGCGCCCACCCCGCAGTGGCACGCATCTCGTCTAGGGCGTCCTGTCGTTTCCCGATCACCGCAGATTGGGCGAGGATGTCGCGCAGTCGTTCGTAGTTCTCCGGCGGCACGTAATGCGGGTCGTCGCCGAGCAGCTTGTGAGCTTCTCGGTAGAGGGCCATGAGATCGTCGGAGAGTCGGTAGGACTCGTCTAGCAGCTCGTTCATTCGCTGGCCCCGATCTCGCCGTCATCGAGCAGGCGCACGCGGCCGTGCCGGGTCAGGCACGGCGTGGCGGCGGGATCCTCGAACGACTTGCACGTCCACCCGTTGCGGTTGGCGGTGCCGTCGTGGTCCTCGGTGATCCGACCGTGGCAGCCAGTGGTGCCGGAGCCGCACACGTCGATCAGGTTGCTGGCCGCCCAGGTGCCGCCCTGCGACCGGTTCTTGCGGTGGTGGACGTTGTGGGCCTGCTGGTTCCCGCAGACCTCGCAGATTCGATCTGAGCGCATGTGCACCAGGGCGCGGGCCACGGCTTCCTTCGCGGCGCCCTCACGGTTCAGCTTTCGCCGTTTGGTGGTGTGCTCACGGGTGCGGTTCAACGGTGAGCGGCGGATGGTCATGCGACACCACCGAAGTCCAGAGCGCCCTGGGCGAGACGCTTGGCGATGATCTCGCAGTAGCGTTCCTCTAGTTCCACGCCGATCGCCGTACGGCCGAGCATCTTCGCTGCTACTAACGTGGAGCCGGAGCCAGCGAACGGGTCAGCGACAGTACCGGGCGGGCATCGGTCGATCAACGCTTCCATGATGCCAAGCGGCTTAGGCGTTGGGTGGCCGACATCTGCGGCAGCGTGCGACCTGTGCTCACTGCTCGTCAGGACCGACCGGAGGGGGGGTGCCGACTTGCGCCAAGCTCCTTCGCCGAGGATATAGATTTCCTCATGGTTGGTAAAAAATGCAGCGTTACACGGCCCCGAGAAAGCACCCTCTTTATGCCAGATCAGGACGGCACGCAGCCGTGACGGGCGCACGACTCGCCACGATCCGAACATCACGGCAGGCCGGTCACCCCAAGCCTGCTCGACCATATCGCGGGCTTCGGTGGTCTTGTCGCCAGCGATAGCATTGGCAGTTCGAGGAACCCTATTCAGTCTGATACGCGCGTCTCCGTGGCGCATCGTCATGCGCACCCCGTATGGGGGGTCGGTCACGAGCACGTCCGCGTTCAGCCATTCGCGGTTCTCAGTGAGGCAATCACCGTGGTACAACGTGACGTGCTCGTCGGAGTAGTAGGAGGTGCTCATGCCACCCACCCCCGGGCCCGCTCGCGCTGGTTCCGTATCGACTGATCCGTTCCGGTGCACACATCGACGCGGGGTTCCCAATCCGAACGCGGGTCACCAGCAACAGCAGCCCGCCGCAAGTGCTGGACGAGGGAGTCACGTTCCACACCCAGCTTGTCGGCGATCTGCTGGCGGGTGAGACCCCAAGGGCGCAGGAAGGCGAACTCCTCCATGATCAGTTCGTGCTTGGCTGTGTGGTACGGGCCGCGGGTCATGACTCCCCCTGATGCCCGGCGAGGTTGATCTCCGTGCGCAACGCGGCGCCCACAGAGCGGCCGATGTCGATGCGCACCTTGATCGCGTCGAGCTGGCGACGTATGCCCCGCACCACCACGTCGGCGGTCTCAGCTGCCAGGCGTTCCCCGTGGGTCTGGACAAGCGCGGTGTTCTTGCGGAAGTCCACCGACCCCTCAGCGGCCAGGAAGGCGCGGGCGTTGGCCAGTGTGTAGTCCTCTTTGCGGTTGACGGCTTCCCGTTCGGCGCCGTCCAACGTCTTGACAGTGGCAGCGAGGTCACGGCCCAGGGAGGCTAGGTGCATGGCAACTTCGTTCGTATTCTGCGGCCCGGTCATGCCGCCGCCTCCATGTAGGCGCGGATCAGCGCGGGGTCTTCCTCGTCGCCCAGTCCGCGACCGTGCGCGGCGATGTGCTGCGCGTTGAGATCGTGCCCATCAACCTTCGGGTCCTGCTCTGCGCACCACGTCAGCAGCTCCGTGCGGGCCTTGTCGGCGTCGGACTGAACGGGTGCATCGGCGGACGAGTCCAGCACGGCCACATCGCGAACAAGGGCGGTGTCGGGGTCGCACTTCATCACCTCGAACACCAGCCACTCCACGGAGAACGACGGGGCCGCAACCGGCTTGTCCACGCCAGGGCGAACACCCGCATGGACGGAGCGGACCCCCACCACCTTCGGCGGTTCCTCGCGGGACAGTCGGACCCACGCGGTAGCGTCGTACGCCAGGTTCTTGTGCCCCTCAACCCGGTAGTCCTTGGTGTTGGGTATGGGCTTACCGCCGTCATCCAGGGCTGCGACTTCCTTACCCCTGGCCGTGATGACCACAATGCCGGGGAACGTCATGAGCAACCGCATGAGCTGGTGGTGACGATCGTTCGCGTCGTTCCACAGGTTCATCGCCGGCTTGATCTCAGCGTCAGGATCGGACGCCAGGATGCGTTTGGCGTACTTGGACTGCCGGGCTCTACCGCCGACCCAGTTCTTGATGGTGTCCCACTCTGCGGTCATGGAGTCGATGAGCAGGACCACGGGCTTCTCGCTGTTGTCCGCCGCTTGCGTCGCCTCGACGCTCACTGCGCTGACTTGGCCGAGGATGTCCGCCCAGGTGCCGTCGTGCTCCACCACGAGGTAGTCGGCACCGGGGATGGCCGCGTATTCGTCCTGCGATCCCTCGGACAGGTCTAGCCAGTACGCCTGGCCGATCTTCTCGGACGCGGAGAACTCCGCGAGTTGCCAGGACTTCCCACTCTTCTCGCCGCCTTCGATGAGGATGAGCGGCCACGGCACGGCCCCTGTGGGCTTGCGGGACTTGATGGCGCTCATTTCGCAGCGTCCTCGACGGCGAGGGGCGTGTTGATGTTAATGACACCTTGTCGGATGAGGGTGAGCACAGCGTCTCGGGCTTCGGGTGTTTCTTTGCCCACCGACACCACGCCGTCAGGGACGATGACCTCAATCCCCGGCGCGAGGGGTGGACTGCCAGCCCGGTGCGCAGCCTCAGCCTTGGTGACCGCCGCCGAACGTGCCCAGTCCGCTACTTCGCCGACGAAGGAAAGGAGGTGGGGGGCATGATCATTGAGCACAGCGGCGACCTCATCGGCGGGGCCGAACACAGTGCGTTCGATCACCGCGCCCTCAACGTGCTTAGTCAGCCACGCGTCCAGGGCGGCCCGATCGGTGACCCGTCCGACAGGCTTGGGATCGGTCATGGTGACCTTCCCCAGCTTCACGTCGAGGCCGTCCACGTCGACGCGGGCGGCGATGCTGTCGCCCTTCTTCATGGTCGCCGTGGCAACGGCTTTACGGTCCGCGGTGCCCTCGCGGACAACGGTGCCCAGGATCTTTAGGGCAAAGAGGTCGACTGCGATTGACGAAGGGGTGGTGGTGGTATTCTGATCTTGCAACGACATCTGGGATACCTCTCGGATCGTGGGTGGTTGTTGCGTTGCCCCGCTGGTTGCACCCGGCGGGGCGTTTCTTGTCTCAGGCGGCGATGGGATTGAGCAACGAGGCAGCCTCGACACCGATCAGGGAAGCGACGACGTGCAGCTCGGTGACGTTGAAGGACACCTGGCCGCGTAGTCGTCGAGAAACCGCTTGCTGGCTGACGCCAAGTGCGGCGGCAACTTCGGCTTGGGTGATGCCATGATCGGCTAGCTCGGTGCGCACAATCCCGGCTACTCGCTGAGTGGCGGTTGCGCTCATGGTCGTTACGCTACACGCTCAGTGTGTAGATGACAAGCATGTGATTCACGCGCTTGGTGACGAACACGTCGACGGACAGTGAGCAGTGTTCGTCTGACTAGGTAATTACCCGCTGTGCGTGTATCCTTGTGCATATGACTACCTCAGCAGCATTAACGGTGATCGACGGGCAGCGCGGTGAGACGCTGAACGCGGCGGTGGCGCGGCGCCTGCGGGGGAAACTCGCAGAACACCGAATCAGTGCCTCAGAAGTGGCCCGCAAGATCGGCATGACCCAAGCCGCGGTGTCGCGGCGTACCACCGGGCAGACACCCATCGACCTCAACGAACTCCAGGCGATCTGCGACGTCACCAGTATCGACATGCACTTCCTGTTGACAGGTGAAAGCCCCCACCCGGCAGGGCCGAATGGGGGAGAGTGCGCCGTCAGGGACTTGAACCCCGAACCCGCTGATTAA